TTGTTTAAAAGTATTACCAAACTTGCCTGAAAATAGTGTTGATTTAATAATAACTTCTCCACCATATGAAGATGTAAGTGGTGCTGGTTATACAAGTAATTCAAAAGATATTTTGTTTTTTAAATTATATTCAGATTTTATAGATAGTGTATTTAATCAATATTACAGAGTTCTTAAAAAGAATGGACAAATATTTTTTAATATAAAAAGCAAAACATTTAATAAATCTTTAAGAACACCACATTGGCTTGAATTTACTAATGGGTTTCAAAAATTTATATTTAAGTCATATATTATATGGAAATATGCTGGGTCTTTTGATAGCACTAAATCAAGATTTCATTTAGATTATGAAATTATTTATCATTTATCAAAAGGTAATGATATTTACATAAACGATGCAACAGGCATACATGACCCACTTAGTTCAGTATGGTATATTCCACACAACATTTCAAAAGAAGAAAGAGTACATCCAACACAAATGCCAATAGCAGTTGTAGATCATATTCTTAAAATTGTTGGAGTTCAAGGAGATGTAGTATTAGATAATTTTATGGGTAGTGGTACAACAGGTTTATCTTGTAAAAATCACAATATAGACTTTATAGGTATTGAATTAAATCCTGATAATTTTAAATTAGCAAAAAATAGAATAGAATCTACACTATGTTAAAAAGACCAATGTTTTATCCCAATGGAGAGTTCATACCTTATCAGATGCCACAAGATTTTAGACTATCACAAGGTAGAGGTAGCTGTGGAAACTGCGGACTATATTCAAGACCTCATAATTTTTGCGGTGTTTATAGAACAAGAGGTGTTAAAGATACTTATGTTTGTAATAAATGGAGACAAAGACATTTTAAAAGATAATGGAATTAATTATTCTTAACGATGGCACTTATTCTTTAATAGAATTTACAAAAGATATGCTAGACCACATTAAGATACTTGCAGATGTAGATTGCTTTAGCTTATGCGATATTATTAGATTAGAATTTACCAGCTACTTAGAATACCCAATTAATAAACATATGATGAATGATGGCTCAGGTTATTTTTTTGGCTGTATTTGTAGATGATGTATGATATTTAGTTTGCATGGCTAAATATAAAGGTAGAACTGTTAAACTAAACAAAATCCAAAGAGGAGATGTTAAGAAGTTTAAGGTATTTGTAAAAGACAAATCATCAGGTAGAGTTAAAAAAGTTAATTTTGGCTCAAAGACTATGAGTATCAAAAAACATATTCCAGCTAGAAAGAAATCATTTATGGCAAGATTTAGACCAATACTTGCTAATGTAAAAGGACAAAAGAATTTAAGCCCAGCTTATTGGGCTATTAGGAGTTGGAAATGATGATATTTTCAGACAAGCTATTAATTTATATTTTATATTTAGCGGTAGGATTTATTCTAATTCTTACAATTCTCTATACTTTAGATTTACAATTATTATGGGAAAGATTTTTAGTTATTGAAAATATTATAAACACTTATTTTATGGATATGAACAAATGAACGATAAAATTATTACTGCACTTTTAGCTATATTAATTGCACTATCAGGTTGGAGTCTATCAACAACAGTTGGTTTAAAATCAGATGTAGCAGTATTAAAAGAAAAGGTATCTAAAATGGAAAAAGATATGGAAGAAGCAGTTTGGAATACACTTGATTCAAATAACAATCAAAAAAATAAAAAAAAGAAAAAGAAAAAAAAGAAGAAGTTAAATGTTCAATGATAAATGGTTTATAATATTATTATTTTTTATATTGTTAGGTGCTGGATTATCAGGATGTAATACTGTTTGTCCAGATCAAACTAAAGTAGAAGTAGGAGTTACAGAAACAGATAGTAAGAACGATAAGCTACAAGAAAAGAAATCTTTAACTCAAACTTGGAAATGGGGAAAGAAGAAGTGTAATGAAAGCAACTAAGATTAGAGAGGACTCAGGAATTGATTTAAGTATTAAGAATTTAATCTCTATAATTATTGCAGTAGCAATTTCTGTCTGGGCTTATTTTGGTATTGTAGAAAGAATTAATACTTTAGAAACAGACAATCACTTAATAAAAAAAGATTTAGAAAAAGCAGTTGAATTTTCTATTAAGTGGCCAAGAGGAGAACTTGGTAGTTTGCCAGCAGATTCCGAGCAGTTTCTTTTGATCGAGTCAATTTTAACTGATGTTGAAGATATACAAGAAGAAATTAAGGAGAGTCGTCATAATGCAGTTAATATTTCAAGGTTGCAAAAAGATGTAGATAAAATATTAGGAGAAATAGAAAAATTAAAAGACAAAGTGAGGAAAAATGGGAATAGTCACTAAAGGAGTAATAGTGTTATGTATGTTCTATCAAGGTGGAATTATAGAACACACTTATATACAGGATCAGAGGATGTCTTCATGTTTGAAGGCAAAGAGGACAGTAGAGAGATCGGTAAATCCAGAAAATGTTAGAATGGCTTGTGGTGAAGTAGATGCTATTATTGAAAAGGATGAGTACAGCGACAAAATGAGAGTCGTTAAAATTATTAAAGATAAATATGGAGATTACACTAATTAAAATGATTGACGAAGATAGGACATTTGAAAACGAAGTGAGATTTAACAATGATAGATTGGTTGGTAGAAAAGATAGGAAAGATAGCAAGGGCAATATTCCATTGGGCTTGGAGAGTACAAACACATCGAAAATACCAAAGAAAGAAAAAGTAAATGGATTATGTTCTGACGATGATCATGTGTGTATTTGTTCAAGGTAAAACAACTTGTTTACCACCATTTAGAATTGAAGAAACTTATAAAGATGGTTATGAGTGTATGCTTGCTGGTTATACAAAATCTTACGATAAGATTGTTGAATTAGGTAAAGATGATGTTAATAAATATAATATCTATATAAAGTTTGGTTGTAGTGAAAATATCTCTAACAAAAAGTCAACATAAAGTAAGTCAATCTAATAAAAGATTTAGAGTTTTAATATCAGGTAGAAGATTTGGTAAGACTTATCTTGCTATAACTGAGATGATGAAATACGCATCAAAGCCTAATCAAAAGATATGGTATATAGCACCAACACTAAAGATGGCTAAAGATATTTGCTGGTCTAGTTTAAAAGAAGTATTAAATCAGTTTAATTGGATAGAAGATATAAACGAAACCACACTTACAATAACCATAAGAAAATCAAATAGTACAATAAGCTTAAAATCAAGTGATGCTCCTGACTCATTAAGAGGTACAGGTTTAAACTTTTTAATATTAGATGAGTTTAGTGATATTGATAAAAGGACTTGGTTTGAGGTATTAAGAGCTTCGGTATCAGATACATTGGGTCATGTTTTAATGTGCGGAACTCCTAAAGGCTATGGTAATTGGACTTATGAAATGTATTTAAAAGGTAAGCAAGACCCTGAGTGGGATAGCTTTCAATATACTACTTTAGATGGTGGTATGGTTACACCAAAAGAAATAGAACAAGCTAGACAAGACTTAGATCAAAGAACATTTAGACAAGAGTTTGAGGGTACATTTGAAAATTATGCTGGTGCAATCTATTATAACTTTCATCCTATTGAGTCTGTTGTCCAAAAAACAATAGATTATGCTAAACCTTTTCATATAGGCATGGACTTTAATGTTGACCCAATGAGTGCTTGTGTAAGTCAAATAGAAAAAGATAAAATTTATATTGTTGATGAGATAGTCATTTATTCAAGTAATACTGATGAAATGGTGCAAGAGATAAGAGATAGATATGGAACTAAAGTACCAATATTTATTTATCCTGACCCAGCATCAAGACAAAGAAAAACAAGTGCTGGTGGGAGAACTGATTTATCAATTTTACAAAATGGTGGCTTTAATGTAAAAGTAAAATCAAGACATCCAGCAGTTAGAGATAGAATCAATGCAGTTAATTCTAAACTCAAAGATAGTAATGGAAATAGATATATTTTTGTTTCCAAATCTTGCAAAACATTGATAAAAGGATTACAAAGACAAACGTACAAGGAAGATACAAATATTCCTGACAAAGAAGATGGATTTGACCATATGAATGATGCTTTAGGCTACATGATTGATTATATAAAACCTTTAGTAACTCAGATGCCAAGTTCAAGACCAACTAGATGGACAATGAAATAAACTATGGCATATTCAAGAGATGAAGCATTTGAAACCCACAAAGATTTTAAAGAAAATGTAAATCAATGGGAATATTACATAAGATCATTTAATGGTGGATATGATTATACTTTAGGTCAATATTTAAACAGATACAATTTAGAATTAGACAACGAATACAATCAAAGACTTGGTAATACTCCATGTGATAACCATTGTAAAAATATCATACAAATTTATTCATCTTTTTTATTTAGAGTAAAAGCTTCAAGAGATTTTGGTGCTATGGCTGATGAGCCTAGTTTAGAAACATTCTTAAAAGATTCTGACTTAGATGGAAACCACTTTGACTCTGTAATGAAACAGGCTCAAAATTATGCTTCTATTTATGGACATTGTTTTTTAGTTTTAGATAAACCAAAAGTTACAACAAACACAAGAGCAGAAGAACTAGACCAAGACATAAGACCTTATATGTCAATACTAACACCTGAGAATGTTTTAGATTGGAATTTCAAAAGAGAAATAAATGGAAAATACACACTAGATTATCTTAAAGTAAGAGAAGAAGTAGATAAGGATGGCGGAACTTACTTTAGATTATGGTATCTTGATAGGATTGAAACTGTCTATGCAAAGTCAGACAGAGATGTGCCTGTTGTAATAGATACTGCCGATAATCTGATTGGCAAGATACCAGCAGTTATCTTATACAATTCCAAATCGCACAAAAAAGGGATTGGTCAATCAGACCTAACTGACATAGCTGATTTGCAGAAAG